GAAAACGTAGTCTTCACGAGGTTGCCATGAGCACGAACCTGGACGGCCTGCCGCAGAAGGCGCTTTACACGCCGAGGGAAGTCGCGGATTTCTTTGGTGTGCATGTAGACACCGTTTATACGTGGAAAGCCGAAGGGAAAATTAAGGGCTTGAAAATAAGCCATAAGGTGCTTAGAATTCCACGGCAGGAAGTCATTGAGATTGTAGTGTTATCTCAAACGTCAAACGAATAACAGCAAAAGGGGGGCGACATGAAAAGGCTGGTACTTCTGGCGGTATGTGTGTTTTTTCTAGTGTCCTGCGGGCCGTCGTGGAGATGGGTAAAGCCCGGAGGTACTGAGGCAGAGTTCAGTCAGGACAGGAAGCAATGCAGCTTCGAGGCAGACAAGGCCACGGGTTCCATTAGCAACCTTGACGATTGGGTGATCCGGGGCGCAAGGGTCTTTACGTCCTGCATGGAAGCGAAGGGATACGAAAAGGTGCCCCTAAACTAAAAATACTTTCGTAATAGCCGGTAATAGTCCCGTATGCCTTTGGCGCACGGGACTTTTTTTGTCCAAAATCCAACCCAAGGACTCACCCGTATGGGTGTCAGTCAGGCGGTGTGCGGGCTGGCTATACAGTCCTCCCCTCTTAATCGAACCGCCTAGCCAAACGACTCTGGCCAGGGGTTGCATATTTGGGCAAACTGCTAGACTTTGCTGCAAAGTTTATCGAACGCAGGGGCGTGGACGATCCTAACCACTGGATTATCCGGCTCCTGGGCCGTCAAAACAAGACGGGTTACAACGTAGATGCCGACTCGGCTTTAGGTCAGTCGGCGGTTTTTGCCTGCGTCCGCGTCATTTCGGAAACTATCGCATCGCTCCCCCTGATGGTCTACAAACGGCGCAAGGACGGCGGCAAGGACGTTGCCGACGGGCATTGGCTTTATCCCTTCCTGCACGATTCCCCAAACAATTTCCAGACCGCCCATGAGTTCCGCGAGATGCAGGTGGGGCATACCGCCCTGCGCGGCAACGCCTATTCGTTCATTCAGCGGGACAACGCGGGCCGTGTCCTGCAAATAATCCCCCTTCATCCCGACAAGGTGGAGCCCGAGTTCAAGGATTTTACCGACTACGAGGTGCAGTACAAGTACCGCGACCCGGACAGCCACAAGCAGATCACCCTTTCTCAGTCCGAGTGCTGGCACCTCAAGGGGCTGTCCTCTGACGGCCTTCTCGGGCTCTCCCCGATCACCCTCGCCGCGAATTCCATCGGCCTCGCCATGAGCGCCGAGGATCACGGCATTTCATATTACAAAAACGGGGCAAAAACATCGGGCATCGTCAAGCATCCCGGCACCCTCAAGGAAGACGCCCATACCCGCCTGAAAACGTCCGTACAGGACGCCCTTTCCGGCGATAACAAATTCAAGATCATCGTTCTTGAAAACGGGATGGATTGGGTGAACGTCGGCATGTCCGCGACAGATTCCCAATACCTTGAAACCCGCAGCTTTCAGGTGCAGGAAATCGCCCGCCTCTTCCGCGTCCCGTGCATCCTCATCGGGCATCCCGACACGACGACAACCTATGCCAGCGCCGAGCAGATGATGATGTCTTTCGTCATCCACTGTATCAGGCCGTGGCTCGTCCGTATCGAGCAATCCATCAACAAAACGCTGCTGACCAAGAAAGAGCAGGGCCGCTACTTCGCGGAGTTCAAGCTCGACGCCCTTCTCCGGGGCGACACGGCAACCCGCTATCAGGCGTATGCGTCGGCAATCACGAACCGATGGATGAGCCCGAATGAGGTCCGCGCCCTCGAAAACATGAACCCGAGGGAAGGCGGGGATACCTACGAGAATCCAAACACGAGCAGCACGCAAGGAACGCAGGAGGATTTACCCCTCGATGAAGCAGGAACGCAGGACGCTACATAGTGAGTTTCGCGTCGAGCAACGCGAAGACGGAAAGAAGCTGATCCGGGGCCATGCCGCCGTTTTCAATTCCGAGACGGATCTCGGTTGGTTCCGTGAGCGGATCGCTCCGGGTGCATTCTCCGAGTCCATCGGCAAGGACGATGTCCGCGCCCTGTTCAACCACGACGAGAATTTCATCCTCGGGCGAAACAAGGCGGGCACGCTGACCATGCGCGAGGACGAGCAAGGGCTCTACGTCGAAATCGACCCGCCCGATACGCAGGTGGCCCGCGACCTCGTCACCTCCATCGAGCGGGGCGACATTTCGCAGATGTCCTTCGGTTTCCAGACAATCAAGGACAGTTGGGAAACCGAAGAGAACGCGGCCAAAGACCTTCGCACGCTTGAGAAGGTGAAGCTTTGGGATGTTTCGCCGGTCACGTTCCCGGCCTATCAGGAAACCGACGTTGCGGTTCGGAGCCACGACTGCTGGTCACAGTCAAAGGCAGAATCGTTGAAATACAAACCTTTTAAGACGGCCTTGCTCCGACGCAGGCTGGCTCTAACCGTAGGAGGTTCATCCCGATGAATCGAATTGAGAAACTCAAAGAAAAGAAAGCACAGGCTGTCGAGAGGATGCGGGCGCTCCTCGACCTGGCAGAATCGGAAACCCGCGATCTGACGGAGGCCGAGGATACCGAGTACAAGTCCCTCGATGCCTCGCTGGCGAAAATTGACAAGGACATCGAGCGCGAGGAACGGCTTGCCGAGCAGGAAGCGGCCATGAGCAAGCCCGCCAAGTCCGTGCGCCTGTCCACCAAAGCGCAGAAGACCGACCCGAAGGAATTCGTTGACCTTCGGGACTTCCTTCTTTCCGTCGTGTCCCGCAGGGACGACCCCCGGCTTTACGATCTTTACGAAGAGCGCGAACAGTCGATGGGGACTGGAACGAAGGGCGGTTTCATGGTGCCCGAGCAGTTCAGACCGGGCCTGCTGGCGATTGACCCGCAGGCGGCGATTTTCCGGCCCCGCGCACAGGTCATCCCGGCTGGCTCCCCCCCGGATGCGGCCATCTCGATGGCGGCACTCAACCAGGGTGCAGCGAAAAACATGTACGGCGGCGTGACCGTGCAGTGGATCGCGGAAGGGGGAACCAAGCCCGAGACGGACGTTGACATCCGGCAGATCAAGTTGGAGCCCAAGGAAGTCGCGGCTCACCTCGTCCTCACCGACAAGCTGCTTCGCAACTGGACGGCCTCTGCGTCCGTTTGTGAGCGCCAGCTTCGTCTTGCCATTACGGCGGCTGAGGAAAACGCGTTCTACAGCGGCAACGGTGTCGGCAGGCCCCTCGGCATTACCGCCTCGCCCGCCCGCATCAACTACGCCCGCACCACGGCAAACCAGATTGCATACGCCGACGTTGTCGGCATGTTCGCCCGCCTGAAAATGGGCGGCAATCCCGTCTGGATTGCTTCTCAGACGACCATCCCGCAGCTCGCGACGATGGTTGACAATGCGACGGGCAGCAACGCCGTATGGATGCAGTCTGCGGTTCCCGGTATGCCCCCGACCCTGCTTGGCATCCCCGTTCTGTTCCATGAGCGGTCGGTTGCCCTCGGGACGGCTGGCGACCTCATCCTGGCAGATCTCGGCTATTACCTCATCAAAGACGGGTCCGGTCCCTTCGTCGCCATGTCCGAGCATGTCTACTTCACGACCAACCGGAGCGTCCTCAAAATCTTCTGGAACGTGGACGGCCAGCCCTGGCTCGACGCGCCTATCCCGCTTGAAGGCAGCGCGGCTAACACCGTGTCGCCCTTCATCGTGCTGAATTAGGAGGTGACGAAACCATGAACTACGGAAAACTCTCTGAAAAACTGAAAATCGACTCCGAGGTTCTTAGCCTCACCTCGGCTGCGGCTGCCGTGTCGCAGAATTACGATATGTCGAAGTACACGGACGCCTACATTGTCGTCAACGTCGAGGGCAACGCGGCGGGCGGCGTGACTATCGACCTGACGGAGTCCTCGAATGCCACGGCGGCTGGCACCACGGCTGCTGGCAGCAAGACGGGGATCGTGGTCGGCGGTACCGCTGCGACGAACATCGCGGCGGGCTCCGGCGTGCGCGACCTTACCCTGACGTTCTCTTCGGCCTCGACGGACGGCAATTTCTTCACCCTCTCCGTCGGCACGGTGAGCAAGAAGTTCACCTACACGACTTCGACGGCGGCGTGGGCTTCCGGCTCCACGTTGCAGTACGCGACCAACATCAACTTCGGCACCACGGTCGGCTCTACCGTCAACACGGGTATTGCCGGGTCCATCGACTCCCTTAAGACGGGGCTGGAAAGCACCCTTGGATTTTCCACGGGCGTCCTGACCCTGACCACTCCCACGACCGACTCCATCCGCATTGCGCTGGCTGACGCCGCTGTTGGCGACATCGGCCTGAATGCCTCTGCGGTCATGTCGGCGGTGGTCAACAATGCGGTCGGCGCATTCGACATCAAGGCCGAGCAGCTTACCTCGACGGCGAACAAGCGTTACCTCGGCGTGAAGGTGAGCACGGCGGCTACGTCCTGCCGGGCCGCAATCACGGTGATCCGCACGGGCGGGCGCTATATGCCGCCTGCGTTCAAGGGCAAACTGTCTAGCTAGTAACACGGGGGCAGGTTCCTCACGGGGCCTGCCCCTTTAACCTTTATGCTGGAGGGCATACATGAGCGAGATTCAGGAGGCGAAGAAAAAGGAAAAACTCTGTATCGTCGGCTGTTCGGACTCCAAGTCCGAAACCCCCTTTCACCTCAAGGACGAATTTGAATTTTGGGGTGTCAACAATCTTTTCCTGACCATGCCGGGGCCGTGGTCAAGGTGGTTTGAGATCCATCAAATCACCTGCGAGGGCGGCAAATGGCTCCGCAGGGGGAAAGATGAATTCCGGGGGCAACCCGTAGCCGATTACCTGCAACAGCTCGGCAAGCTCCCGTTCCCCGTCTATTGTCAGCAACCGAATCCCTTCATGCCGAATGCCGTTGCCTTCCCGTTCCAGGCTCTCATCGAACGGTTTGGGACGTACTTCACGAACACCATCTCGTGGGAGATCGCCCTTGCGCTCATGGAGGGCTTCAAGGAAATCCGCATTTACGGCGTGGATATGGCTGTAGACTGTCTCGCCCCTGATGCGAAGGTGCTTACGGCTGATCTGAGATGGGTTCCCTGCGGCGATGTCAAGGTTGGCGACGAACTAATGGGATTCGATGAGTTCCCGTATTTAGGAGACGGCAAGACGCGGCGATGGCGCAAGGCAACGGTTCATAGGGCCGAGGAAGTGGAGAGGGAATGTTATGAGATCGGGCTGGAGGACGGCACCTCATTTATTGCGTCGGAACGTCATGGTTGGCTTACGCACGGGGAAAACGTGAACAGGTGGAAGCTGACGAATCAGCTGTTGACGAAGAAACATCGGGAAGGCAGGCCGACCCGCATCCTGAAAATGGTTGATCCATGGAAGGAGGACCGATCCTGGGAGGCGGGATACCTCGCCGGGGCATTTGACGGGGAAGGCTGCCTGACTCAGGTCCCGCGCAGGAAAATGAAAGGAATTTATACCAATCAGCTCTCCTTCGCGCAACGCCAGAACCAGATGATGGAGACGGTGAGGAAGATACTGGACGCTTACGGGTTCAAGCATACCGTTACCAGCGTAAACAGGAGCGATACGCATCAAATCAACCTTCAGGGTGGCAAGCCTGAGATCATGAGATTCCTCGGCCAGATTCGTCCCCATCGCCTGCTGCCCAAATTCAAGCCGGAAGCAATGGGCGAATTTCAGAGCAGGGAGAATGTGGCCGTCGTCGAAGTCAGGCCCGTAGGAAAGAGAAAAGTTATCGGACTCGGCATTGATACGAAGACATTTATTGCCGACGGTTTTGCAACACACAATACGGAATACTTCTGGCAGCGCCCGAGCTGCGAATACTTCCTCGGATTGGCCGTCGGCATGGGCATCAAGATTTGGCTTCCCGATACCTGCGACCTTCTCAAGACGCGCTTCATGTACGGATACGAAGAGGCAAAGGAACTGCCGTTCAGGGCGAAGATCGAGAGCATGAAGAAATCCATGCAGAAGCGTGCGAATCAGGCGCAGGCGCAGATGGCGCACCACGAAAAGCAGGTGCAGCAGTACATCGGGGCCATGAGCGCGGTAAACGAGATCGACAAAATCTGGAAAAACGTCACGGGGGGCTGAGGATGAAACTTCGATGTGTCACTCCCTGCGTGAATCAGGAGACG